GGAAAAATATCACCCTATCGTAAAGTTGTTTTATTAAAAATGTTATGTGACCTAGATCACAAGGGGCGCCCCATTTTTTTGCGATTCCAACGGGACTTGAACCCGTAGCCTCTACCGTGACAGGGTAGCGATCTAACCAATTGATCTATGGAATCTTGCGAGCAGTTTTTATTCTTGCTCAGGAATTTTTTTGTTATGTCAAAGACATTACATTTTGTACAACTTTTAGCAAACGATTTTTTTCTGCGTTAATAGCAGGGTCAAATCCTGATGCTGATGCGAGAATGGATTCGTTAGAACCACCACGAGCAGAACGATACCAGTCAAGGCGTTCAGTTAAACCATTAAAAGCACCCCAAGCAGTATTGGCAATCATTCCGTTAAACTCGCCTGTATAGATGTCGTTAATGGTATCAACTTTATTTTCCCATTTCTTGAAAGCACCCTTAGAATCTTTTTCTGGCTTAGGATAAGCAGCAAGAATGATTTTATTAAAATCAAGAGCCGTGACTTCTTTTTCAATCATAGCCTTAGCCATAATATCAAATTCGTCCATATACTTATTAGCCATTCCAAGAGTTTCACGAGCAATAGCAACTTTACCTGATGCTGTCTGCGTGTGGCGAATCTTGAAAGATTGCTTGATGCCATTCTTTTTCTTGATTGAACCAAGAGCAAGATTGAGAGTGTTAGCACACACAACACGAACAGGTGTGATGCTTGCTTGAATTGCGATAGAACCATCGTGTGATGTGTTGATGAGCAAATAAGTTTTTACCTTATCGGCAACACCATTAGGGTCAAGAATTGTTTCACGCTCTAGTGCTAACGCACCGAATACAACACGACCACCCTTGATTGAGCCAGCCGTTTCCCAACGACCACCACCATCTAGAATATGGTCACCGAATGAAAATAAATCTTCATTCTGTAATGGAACATAACGCTCACCAACGACACCAAGAATGTCGGTCTGAGAGTTATCTGTTGGATTAGTACGCAAGACATATTGGTATGCCTTGTCGCTTGTTAGGTGTGTTGGTGTTTCTAAATCTTCAAGGCGAACATTCCACCCATTAAGATTAGCAGCAGATAACATTTCTGTTGTTGTTTTTTCTTCTGTGAATACAGTACCCAATCCGTGCCAAGCAGGTTCACGGAATGATGCGAATGAGGTCTTGCCGTTTTGTGTTTCTAAATCGTGAGCCACGATATTTTCCTTCTTTCTGTTGTTGATATTCCAAGTATAGCAGGACTGGCTGACATAAGCAAATCGGGATAGTTAGATATGGATAAATCGGACATTGTGGTGAAGATCACAGCCAGCCATCGGCGTGTCGACTTGACGGGGGCGCCCCCAAAATTTTTAGGGGAGAGAGGAGCAGTTTTAAAACGTGCTCAGGTTTATTAGTAGCCCCCTACTAAATATCTATTCTGTCAATAGATGAAGACAACCAAGAAATATTATCTGAGTTGTATTGAACGGTATCAAAATCAATATCGTGAATTGCATTTTGTGCAGACTCTTCATCACGAGCATTAACGGTGACTGAATACATAACTGTAACTTCAACTTCGAATTCTGTTGTTAACTCAAAGCCCATAATTTCAGCAATTGCTTCTGCCTGCTCTTCTGTTATGCTTTCATCTGATAATTCGCTAAGGGTCCATTCCTTCATTTCCTCAACCATACGATTCTTATCTGCAGAATCTGCATATGAACGTTGAGTTACTTTTTGAATGTGCTCTTCAAGTTGAGCAATACGCTCATCCTTTTTTACAATTTGAGACTGAAGAAATTCTTGCGTTGTGTTTGGTATTACTGTTACTGATGTTTCTGTTTGGTCCATAAGGGGCCTCTTTCTGTTAGTTGGTTAGTTTAATTGTACTGGGTACCACTGACATTTGTCAATTACCAAGATGATGAGTAATAGAATGATAACTTATCTACTTCAGGCAGAGCAAAGACTCGCTCTAACTGAGTAATAGTATTCTTTAGGTCGTTCCAATACCATTCATCAATATCTGTTCCACCAAAGAAAAATCCTTCTTGTGGTGGCAATAGGCTTGGGTCTTTAGTTTCAAGTGCGTGTTCGCAGATAACCTTTAGTTCTGTTAGTTTATCTTGTGAGACATAGTATTCACCGCAGTTATCATTACCATTTTGGACTTCTCTTACGAACCAAGAGTGTATCTGATTAGCCTTACGCCAATAGGCACAAGTAACTTCTACGCTTGCTCCATAGATATCTGTTGCGACATCTGTGAGTTGAGTTATTTCCATTAGGTCGTTAAACTTAGGATATACGGCTTCAGGTGAGTTGTAAGATAATTCATCATTATCCTGTAGGGCTTGCCAATTAACTTTGGCCAAGTGCTTTCTTGCGTTTAGATACATATCTAATCCCATTGGGGGCCTTCTTTCTGTTTGTTTATATTAATTATACTATGGGGGTCTGACAAATTGAGTGATAGGGGTAGGCACGGCCGTTAGTCTGGAACCCACCCCTATCAGATCCCCAGGGGACGCTTGCTATAAATAGCGTGGAACGCAGGGGATAATGAGTGGGGCTTTTATACCCCACCCAATCTCACTTATAGGTACTGAGCGATTGCGTTGTATGTTGATGTGGAAACTGTTTCCTCATCTGTCATTTTTAGAATACGGATTGCGTTTTGGATTTCTTTCTTTGACTCACGATAAGTGCTTGAGTGAATAACCTCGAAGTCCTTTTCAGGTTCTGCTGGAAAGTCACCTTCTCTTACTGTGATGTCGAAATCAACATTTAGTTGATTATTCCAAGAGCGATAGTTAGTGCGTAGGTTTTCAGACTTTGCGAAGTTGGCAATAGCCCACTTACCAATTTCCTCTTTCCAAGCCTTGTGTTGTTCTTGATACTGTGCTTCTTTTGCGTTTTGTGTTGCGTAGTCTGCTTCTAGGTTAGCAAGTGCTTGCTCTAGTCCTGCGATTACACGAACTGTTGGGATTTTTACATTTATTGCTTTTGCTCTAGCCATTTGTTTTTCTCTTTTCTTTTTTTGGGTTAGTTTCTATTATAGGGGGTGGGTCTGACATTTTGGTGCTTTGAGCAGTTTTAATTCATACTCAGGAATAAGATAGTTAGACTACTTAGCAGTCCAAGTTGTGTATCGTGTTGAGCCATTTACATCTAACTTAACACGAACATTTCCATTAGTCTGTGGTTCGATTGCTACGATTGTGCCTGTGACCTTTGACTTTTGTGTTGTGTAGGTATCTCCTACTTTGTATGTTGCTGTTGCTACTGACATTGTTTCCTTCTTTCTGTTGGGTTGGTTTTGCTTACTGTATAATTATGACATTTTTTGGGTAAAATGTCAAATCTATTTTGAGATTTCTCAAATAGTGAGATTATTTGCTGGTCTTAACCATAGCAAGACGGCGTGAGCCATTTGCTAAAACTAGACTAACTCTGGTAAGTTTATTAGACATTGGCTCAAAACTAGCAATACGACCTGTAATGCCTGTTTTGCTTGTCGTGAATAAATCACCAATTTGGTATTGGTATCCTCCAAGGGTCATTGTTCTGCCTTTCTGTTGTGGGGTTTTGCTTACTATCTAATTTTAGCAGAAAAATGTCAAAAATACCAATCCTAGTGGCATTTTTGGGTGTGATAAACCTCACATCTTAAAGGTGTGTCGCAACTTGACAAATCGGATCTTGGGGGGCGCCCTGCATTTTTGGCAGGGGATTTAGTTTAACTCCCAGAACTACCACTAATAGATAATAAAATAATCATTATCATTAGTAGGTAGAGCCAAGGATTCATTTACTTTTTACTCGCACTAAATATGATATCACTCTTAGAGTATACACACAATGAGCAAGAAACGCAAGCCGAGCCATTGGTTGAGATAAGTGGAATTTGTTTATTATTCTCAGGACACTTAGCAGCAGGTCGTCCAGTTATTTCTTTTACATCTGCCTGGCCAATAGCAAAATTCTTAGCAAGGTATGCCATACGCACACCACTATTAATTTTTAGATCAATAGCAGTCTTAACATTCTCACTATCAGCAGAGAAATAAAGTGAAAGGTTTTCAGTACCCTTAAGAATTAGAGCAGCACTCTTCACACGAGTGTATGCCCAGAATTGAATATCAGGATTATTAAGGATGACATTCTTCCAGGCATTGGTATAGTCATCATTAAAGAAATCTCCGTCCCAGTGGATACGGAATAGCATAGGGGCATTCTTCTTTACACAGTCTGCCCTAAATTCGTTAATCATCTCAGTTAACAATGTCTCCATAGTTAATTGATCAGAGTCTTTAAGCAGGGCCCAATTGTGTAGTAGGTTAGCCTTTACTCCCTTGAATAACTTTTCAAGTTTTCCTGCGTAGCATACGCTTTCACAAACACTAGTGGCACCAGGGCACGAGAAAGCCTTTCCAGCAGGTAGTCCGAAGGTGTTAGCAATTGCGGCTTGCTTTCCATTTTTTGTGACAAGGTTAGCCACCTTTCTATCATTAGAACGTTTTAGTTTAAGTGTAAGTGTATTAGTAGTCAAGTCCGAGACTCATCTCTAGAGCAATGTCTTCATTATAAGTAATAGACATTTCTTCAAGAAGGCAATGAGTACACTTATCTTCATACTCATCTACAGAGTTTTCTTTACAGGTAGGGCATACAGTTGAGTAATACTCATCGTATAGTTCATCGTTTTCGTAGGTCATAGAGGGTCTCCTTTGTATTTCTTTAATTGTATCAGTTCAGACTGACATTTCCTACGATTGTAGGCTTTCTTTGAAGGCACGGCAGAGGCAGCATTGCTACGGCGTAGTTCCATAAGCCTGCGTAATTCCTCATCTGTTTTCTTCATATAGTAATACTAACACACATCTATTAAAAATGTCAAATCTGAATCGTGTGATTAAAATCACAAAAAATTTTTGCCCCCAAAAATTCGGGGAAAATAAATGCTTCTTCTTAAAGAAATTATTATAGGGTTACTCACCAGTATCCACAGGGTTATCCACAGACACGCCCGAACGGGGCGCCCCATTTTTCAGGGTATTTATTTATTCTTCATCTTCAATAAAAACATACAACGGAATTAAATCAGTATAACTATACTGCGTTATTTCTTTTTCACCAAATTCATTTTCTGTTTGTACATCATAGTTATCACCAGTGGAATCACTTTCAATAAAAATAATTTCAACAATGTCATCTCCTACTTTTATTAAATCGCCAAGCATCAATTGATCTGGTGCTAAATTATCTGCGTGTATTAAATCCATAGAAATCATTGTATCAGACATTTTATTCCTCATCTTCATAGTTATCTACTGGGTCAATAAACCAAGATAGGTGGTGTTGGTCTACAATAGCGTGGGCAGGTGCGTGACTCATACCCTTATAGAATACGCCTTCGGGCATAGCAATAAATCGGTCATAGTCCTCATCATAGTATGCGTCAATAGCATCTATACAAGGCTGAACCATAGAAAGTGGTACGGGTGGATAGTGATTACCCTGCAAGTGATAAGCCAATTGTGTTTCTAAGTCTAGGACGCTATCTGCTAATCCAATTGCTGTTACTGATCCCATTATATTTTCTCCTCTATATCTGCGACATATATGTCATTCTTATTTAGTAGTCCATATTTGACATTACTATCAAACATATCTATTGCTGAGTCATAGTCGTCTGCCTCAACGTTAATAAAACAAGTGAACTCAAATAGTGCCATTATCTAGTCACAACCATTCCTGTTGTGTAGAAAGTTTTTGTGTGTAACTTACCTGAAGGTTCAGATAAATTAACTACTCTGTATTCTTTAGCGTCACCATAGTCAATAAAACTATTAAAGACATTTACTGCGTCAAGTGCGTTGGAGTAACGACCAACCCAAAGTGTATTGGTGTCACTATCATTAGTGCTAGTAACTGAGTATAGGTATTCGTTCATTAGTCATTCTCCTTAGTGATAAATAATTGGTGAGGATTACAATCGCAAGACTCTGTATCATAGTCCTCGCTATTACCAAAGTGTAGCCAACCTGTTCCATAGCATAACTCGCAAGTAGTTATTTCTAAGTGTAATTCTTTCATTACTCCCATTTTAATTTTCTACCTTTACTGCTACTGTACGACATACGACTTTTCCAAAATTACTAGGTCGTACTTCGACTAGATAACTTTCGCAACCCTGATACCATACGGCTTTAGGGTGTATCTCTGCTGAGATTATTTCGCCTGTTAAAGTGCGTGAGCGATAAGGTGTTCCTACTAGTAGGTGTTCTATTGTATAGACATTTGCTGACATTTGCCAACCTCTTTCTTTTTGTTGTTAATTCTATCCTACCATAGGGGTCTGACATTTCTGCTAGACACGCCCAAGATAAATAGACTTTCTTTTATTTATTTTTTCTTACTATGTAAGTCTAGCCTATTAAGCATAAATTATCAACCTACTAGTCAGTAATTCTAAATAGTGAGACGCTCAAGTCGTGTGATAAATCTCACAAAAGTAAACCTGTGGATAACTATGTGGACGACACGCCCGAACGGGGCGCCCCAAAAAATTGGGAGCAGTTTTAGATCTTGCTCAGGATTTTTTATTATGCGTTTGCTAATTCTTTATAACAGGCAATAGCAAATCTGTCTGCGTCAAATCTTGGGTTATCTGTTTCAAACATTAGAGAAAATTCATCTACTAAGTCAGCAAATAAAATTTCTCCTTGCTCATCAAAAACAGATGTAGCAAAATAGTTGCTAAGAATTTCGGCAACCTTTACATAGTCTTTACGAGTCATCATTAGTTAGCCACCTTTAGAATTGCGTATGAACCATTAGCATTGATTTCATCAAGTACAGGTCCAATAGCAGGCACTACTAAATCTTTTAGCATTTTTTCAAGCATAGCAATTAAATCTGAGTGAGGGATAGAAAGTGCTTGCTTTCCTATTGGGTGTGTTTCGTCAAATTCAGTTACAAATTTTAGAGAGTGTTCTACTTTAGTCATTTATTTTATTTCCTATTCTTTAGTTTGAGTTTGAGGGTGTAAGAGTGCCACGAAGTGTGCCACTAATTCCGAGAGTATCGCAAGCAACCTTGACAGATACGCCAACAGGTAATTGTGTTGGATAAGTTGAGATGAATTGAGCAACCTGACCCTTAGAGGATAGATTGATTTTTTTGGTAGAACCATTAAAGGTTTCTAGTGTTATAGTGTAAGTCATTTATAGACTTCCTTTCTTTTAGTTGATAAGACTATCTTACCATTAGGGGCTGACATTTCGGCTACTTATTCGCTAAGGCTCACTGTGATACTGGTCACATTTATTTGCTTAGGCTCATTAGCCAATTTGTCTTTATTTAATTTTTCTTATACAAGAAGTATAGCAGGCCAGAGCCCAAAAGTCAAGTTTAGACACACACAAATCGGACATTTTCGGTGTGAGATGCGTCACAGGGGGCGCCCAAAAATCGCAGATTTTATTCTGCGATCTTGGCTTTATTTATTTGTTTTCAATTTTGTCTAACAATTCCCAAAGTATTGGTTCTAACTCTTTAGAAACTAAATCTAATTTTTCTTGAAGTGTTTTCATTTACTTACCTTTCTTGTATAAGAAATCCCACGCCTTACGGCATAAGATAATTGACTTACAGTTATCGCAACAGATAACTCCGTGAGGATTTAACTCTAAGTCATAGATGTCTATGCTAGTGCTTGTCGCACCACATACTGATTTAATTGGTACATAGGTACTCATTTATTACTCTCCATTACTTTTACAATTATGTCTAAATCTTTTTCTGTAAGTAGTACGCTGGCACTACCCCAGAGGGCTGAGAGATAATTCTCTCCATAGTATTCTTTAGCAAGGGTTACTGCTAAATCTCTTTTTTCATCTTTTATCATTAAGATTACTCCCAACTTCTAGTAGTAGCATACACTACGCTATTGCGTGGAGTGTATTCAATTTCTTCTAGATTAGTTTCTAGAATTGTACCTCTAAGGGCTAAGAGGTCTAAGTAATTGTTAGCCTCAATTTCTGAATTAAAGATAATTCCTAGACAGGTACTAAACTCTTTACCTAGAGGATAGTTTGGGTTAGTATCTAACTCAATACGATAGGATAATTTAAATCCTTTTTGTTTTAGTGAATTCATTTTGAATTCCTTTCTTTAAGAGATTTACTTATTGTTCAATCTTTATACTAGTAAGTATAGCAGGGGGTACTGACATTTTGACCTGTATTTCGGGCGTGTCGGGAAAGTATTTTTGTGATAAAAGTCACATAAGTTATCCACAGGTTATCCACAGGGGGCGCCTCCATTTTTCAGGGGAATTAAATTTATTCTTTTACAAATAAATAAAATCCACTGATTAAACAGATCATAGAGAACCAGAATAGTGCGTTACCACTTTCAAAAAAGGTTTGGTAAAAACTCATTTTTTATAAATCCTTTCCCCGTAGAATTCGTCAAATTCTTTTATGGTCATTAGACCTTTATACTCATTACAGAAATCGCAAAATAGCGTTCCCTGAGAATAAGTGTTTTCGCAAAAGCAACAAATTAGAGTAGTCATTATTTTGACACTTTCCAATCTGACCACATTGGTAGTCTTTCAGGGTCAGTATCATCATACCAACGCTCAATGTTATTTTCACAATTTTCACAAAAGGTGAATTGCTCATCTCCTACATTAGAGATAGCAGATTTATTTGGTGTATGTTCTTTACATACTGTAATTAGTGAAGTCATTATTTGACATCCTTTCCTAGTAAATTATGTTCTGCGTAGTTTCCACCACACATTACGCATAGTGACCACGCTGTCACTCTTTCGCAATTAGAGCATTTTACATACCCTAAGTATTTTTCCATTTCAGGGGTATTTCCCTGTTCGAAAATTCTGTTAGTCATTTTGACCCTTTCTAGTTTGAGAACCTTTCTCAACTTTCTTTATACTGTAAGTGTAACACCTACCACTGACATTTAGTAGGGTATAAAAGGTATAAATCGGACATTGTGATGTAGAACACATGTGATGTACACCACAGGGGGCGCTATATAGGGAGTATGTAGGGGCGGCCCCTTGTGATAGAGATCACACACGACACGCCGTGTTAGGACTTGACTTTTAGAGGTAGATGTGTTATTATACTAGTATAAGAAAAATTAAATAGAGTTAATTAAGGTCAATGAGCCTATCAAATAAGCGAACATCTGTTCGATGAGCATAGCAAATAAGTGACCTAAATCACATAGTACACGCTCCACATAGTGAGACTACTAGTGAGTATACTAGACAGTACGGGAAATGTCTGCTAGTATTACTACTATAACAATTAAATAAAAAAGTTTGAGCCTTTAGGGTGAGCCTCTAGAAATAGAGCAAATAAATCTAAAGCAAATAAAACTTAGCCCCTATTAACTAATAAAAAAAGAAAGGTGGTCTATAAATGACTACATTAAGTAACTACTCTAACATAGAGGTAGGAGATACAATTACCCTACCTACATCTATGAACCTTGTTAAATCAGGGGTCATAGTAAAAATTAGAAAGTGGAATGGTAGTGCAATGCGTGTTATCTGTTCCAATGGTGCTATTTTCGAATTAAATAAGCACAAGCGTGACTTTATCCTCACTAGAGAGGATAACTAATCATGAGCCTACCCCTTATTATCCTAGCCATGTCAGTACTAGGTACTATACTAGTACTTATCCCTACTATACTAGATAAGAGTGAATACTAATGCACATATACCTATGCTCCCTATGTAGTACCCTAGCAATAGTAACTATGAAAGATAAACAAATAACAATTAACCCATGTACATGTACAAAAGAAAAGAGATAAATAAATGAACACATGCAAGACACCTAGATGCGAATCAGTAGAGTTGGTATATAGTGGAACAGATGCCTTTATGCTAGGCATACCAACAGAACAGATTTGTTATGATTGTGCTAATACCTATGCACATGTATCCCGTATTGTTGATGCTTGGAAGGCAGAGGTTGCTATTGCTTGATTTTATTACTACACCATTTGAGTGGTTTGCTAATGTAGTACAGTACTCACTTATATTTATGGCTATTATGATGTTAGTATTAACCATAGGTGCAGTAGTTGCAATACCTTTAGGATTAAAACTATTAGGTGTTGCATTTGCTAAAACTATTGTAGTAGAAACATCTAAAGTATTAAAAGATATAGGTATTACTAACATAGATTTGAAACAGTCAAAAGAGACGCAGAAGATGAAAGCCTATTTAGATCGCAAGGTGGTACCCATACTAAGTAAATCAAGTTAGGGGCAGGGGTAGTCCCCTATTCCTAGTTAGATAATTAGACTACACTAAGAGAGGTAGTGAGTTATGTGCTCACTATCTTTTTTGGTGTTTTTTTTTAAATACATGTATCATACATCTGGACAAAATATTCAGATTTTAGCCTATTTGAGTTTAAAAAATGATTCAGAATTGTGATATAATGGATTCATGACCGAAGATAATCCAACGATCAACTGCTGTGTCGAGTGCACATGCAAAGATCCTCATCAATCAAAGCCACCAGTAACAGAAGAGTAACATGGGAATCCTAGACAATCTAGAAAATGCCTGGGATATAGATTTTCAATTTGAATCTAAGCCTATGTCAACAACTGACAATATGGGAAGACCAACCAAAGAGCCAAACCTGGCTGTAAAATTATTTTCAGAAACTTGCTGCACCGATTGTAGTTGCAAAAATGAATAACGACGAGTATCAACTAACTCCAGAACAAGCAAAGCAAGTCTTGCTATTTCAGATTGAGCAGAAACTAAGGTTTGCTATTGCAGATCAAATAGAGAAAAAATTCCACGGTACTTATCATGGTGCTTCACACGACATAGCAAAGTTTATAAGAAACTCTTAGTAGTACTTATACTCAGTATCTTCTGGTACATATCCAAAAACACTTTCATTTAAGGCTGGATGATGATCTTTGTTTCCAATAAAAAATGTTGTTGAACAATATCTAGGCAAGTTACCTATAACCTTGGTTGTTCCATGAAGGTGCTTACCAGAATGAATCAGTAGCGATCTAGCCTTTGGCTTATGAACGATACCAAGGTTTGGATAAGTAATCTCTCCGCCTTGGTAGTCATCATTATAATAAACAACTATCCCATATCTAGAATAAGTCTTTCTTTCGTTTGCTTGCTCATTATCCTTGTGGTCATCTGTGTGTGGATACATAAAGTCATTTTCTAAATGCCTTATCAAGTTAATTGGATGCAGCATAAAGCAATCATTAACAAGAGTTTCTATTTTTTTATCAATCTCAGTAAAAGCATCTAGTTTATTTTGATTGACTACTTTATCTTTAAAAAAATCTGAGACATATGTATCATTTGAAACCCAGTCTGAGTCTTTAAGGTTTGCACAATATGCCAAAACCTTTTCTTGTTGCTCAACTGTTACAAAATCTTCAATCTCATAAATTTCGGGGTAAAGAAGGTTAACCTTCATCGACTAACTCCCACATACGTATATCAACAAACCCATAGCGAGATAGATCTGCTAACTCTTGGGTGTCTGCCTCAATAACAAGTCGAATATTTGCCTCAATGTCAAAACCTGGTTTGTACTCTGTTTTGGCATTCTCCAAATAAGACTCTGATATCTTTTCGAGAATCGGACGATACTGATACTTAGCCAATTACTTTGGCCTCTTGTAACTTATCGTAAATATTGCCCAACATAAACACAAGACTTGGCTGACTTTGGTCAATCTGTGCTTTGAGGTCTTCTTCTTTCATTCCAGCCTGCAAACCTAATGCTAAGTTATCAGCATTAAGGCTTTCCAACATAGTTTTTACTGCTTCGTCTTTTGTCATACCCATTCCTTTTCTTGGTCGTAAGTTACAGAGTACTCCCCTGTAAATATCTCTGCATAAGAGATTATATCTCTATTATACCGTATAACTGTTTCTTTACCAACTTTGTCGCATATGTACTTGCTACCCCTAGTTAGTCTCTCAAACTTCATCCCCTGCCCTTCTAGGGCGTTATTAAGGGTATCCAGATATCTTTCCTTGCCATACCGTTTTGATGTAAATGATTGATCTACATAATCAAACCTTGCTTGTGCATCATCTTTTCTTGCAATGTCCGAATTGTCCATTATGTACTGTACTGCAGGATGATTCATCCGTGTAGACCAATTTCGCATGTTGTCGCTGTATTTCTCCATGTTCTTTAGAGTTGAGTCAGCGAAAGCCATGCGTATAAGGTCTTGTTCGGAGGTTTGAACCTCTGTTGCGAAACTTATCAAAAAAGCGGTTGCGAAAGGAAACTTGTCGCTATAGGTCGTGACGCCAAAGTGAACATTTGGATTAAACGACTCGACTGACATACCGTCTTCTATTAGACGCATATGGTTGCCGAGAGATACATACTCTTGCCGATTCATATCACAATCGACGAACAAACATTCCGACGGATCTATATCCTCGGCGAGACATAAAATATTTTTGTCGTACGAACCTACTATTTTCGAACCGTTAAAACGCTCTAATAATTTTGCGGTCATAAAACCATCCATGTCAGGAGATATAATAAGATTCTTAGAATACTCCAGTGTGTTGAGTATGTCTGTTTTCATTTGTTAAATATACCCCTTATAATAATGTTACTATGACAATCCAAGACTGGGCTTCCCTAATTGTAGCCATTCTTACAATTGTATCATCAATTGCCTTTGGAATCAAGTGGCTTGTCAAACATTATCTCGTCGAACTTAAACCGAATTCTGGATCATCGATGAAAGACCAAATTTCAAGATTAGAGAATTCTTTAGATGACCAAAGAATTGATTCAGAAAGATCCAGAGATCGCCAAGAAAAGAAACTTGACGACATGTATAAAATGTTGCTTGATCATATCGCTAACACTAAAAAATAATTTGCTATATACTATATATAAAGATAGTTTTTAAAACTATAAAGATAGTTCTTTTTTCTTATATATTTAAAGTATACACTATCCCTAATCTGGCTAAAATAGACTTATGGTAACAAATCGGACATTCCTTATTATAACAATTTTATAACTTTAAATATCATGTCCGTTTTGTCTATTATGGTATAATTTATTTGTTGGCTAATACCTTGGTTTGTCCTATACCCACCAACCCTGGTATTAGTCAATTTTTATGGTATAATCACAGTATGCCTATTCACTCTTCTCTTGCTTTTGGTGCCGATCCAGTCACTATGCAATGGAGCGTTGTTAGAGGAGATACTGGAACTCTGAGAGTAGAGTTTTATGAGGATAATGAAGTAGATTATTACGATACTACCGACTGGTCTTTTAGAGCAACTGCTTATGATCAATCTGGTAACGTTTTGGATGCCCTCGAATGTGAGCCTGGCGTAGGATTTGTCGATATTACAGCCTACCCATCGGTTACAAAAAATTGGGGACTAAAATACTCCTCAGTTGTGGCTCAATTACCATTTGATCTACAAGTAACAATTCCAGAACTAATTGAAGACACTGTTTGGACTCCTGTAATTGGAACCATACAAGTATTAGGCGACATTACACCAGGGGGTACACTATAATGGCAGTTATTAAGATTGTTCCAATGCCAGGCGCAGTTGGAGACAAGGGAGACGAAGGACCCGTAGGCCCTCAAGGTCCGCAAGGGCCAGCAGGACAAAATGGTTTGCCAGGTACACCTGCTCTATGGTCATATCAAGGTGCATACAACCCTGCTGCTGCATATGCAGTTGGAGATGTCGTAGTTTATCAAGGACAACTTTATTATACAAAGTCAGTAACAACTGCTGGAACACTTCCAACCAATACAGTTAAGTTTGATTTGATTGCAGCAAAGGGTGCAGATGGTACAAACGGTACAAACGGTACAAACGGTACAAATGGTACTAATGGTGCAGATTTTGGAATTTATTATTTAGGAAACTATAATCCATCTTCTGGTTATGTTCCAAACATTGCAGTAGTTAGAGGATCAGACGGACAACTATATCTTGCTAAAGCAAGTGGACAACTTGGAGATCCAGTTGGAAACACTGCACAATGGGAAGTTTGGATTCCTAAAGGACAAGACGGAGCACCAGGAGCAACTCCATTTACAATAGTAGGTGCATATGATAACGGTGCATCTTACAATTTAGGAATTGCTGTTTATTATAATGGCGGAACATATGTAAGAACTGGTAATCCACTTAATCCTGGATACCCTCCAACTTTAGGTGCTGTTAATGAATCATGGACTCCTATTGCAGAAAAGGGTGAACCAGGAACTGATGTGTTTGCTGAAGATGGAACTTTGTATGGACCTACTAATTTTGGTGGACTTAAAGTTTTGGGAATTATAAATTCAGGAGATAATGATCTTGGTCTATATGCTAACGATGCAAATATAATTCTGCAAACTGCAGATGGAAAAGTAGACATTGTTGCACCTGAAGTTAACATTGTCTCAAATGTAGTGCCATCATCATTCAATATTAATACTTATCTTGGCGCTTCAGTCAATAGCAATAGGACTTCAACTTATGCAGTCGAAGACAAGGTTGTTGCAACTCTTGGAGATTTGCCAACGGGAGCAACAGGAACATTCGAAACTCCAGACAGTAAATTAGTTACAGTTACTAATGGAATCATTACATCTATAGATTCTTTGACTTAATATAGTGAGATAATATCACCATGGCCGTTTCTAAATCTATGGATTTCCCAGGTGCAAAAAAATCTTCTTATGCTGCACAAGTAGAACAAAGTCAGGCATTTCCTACTGTAGATAATGCTCTTTCATTTCTTCCAGTCCCTGGCCCAGTTGGACCACAAGGACCTGCAGGTAGAGATGGTAGAAATGGAGAACAAGGATTACAGGGGCCACAAGGAGAACCTGGCCCTAAAGGAGATCGTGGTCCAGCAGGAGTCAATGGACAAAGTTCCTTATCATCTTCAGGACAGCAAGCAGGATGGGCCTCATACACAAATACTATTGACAAACCAACAAAACTTGGTATCTCTCAAGGAGATGATGGTTGGGTAACTCTTATATTAGACACAAAAGATAAAAGTCAAAATGAAAAATATCTTCCAGAAGGCTGTACTAGTCTTTGGAATAGCCACCAGAGAGCCCTAAACTTCCACGGTATAAAAGAAGGCTCCCAAGTATCAGTAACATACAACTTTGAACTAACAACATATAGTTCAAATACAGAGGTTTGGCTAAGAACCTATTTTGCAACCAATGATCAGGAGTTTGTTCAGTTTGTAGGATCCTTAAAGTATCAGAATACATACAACCTTTCAGTTACCCAAAAAATCTTTATTGAAAACCATGCCATGTGGGGTAACGGAGCAGTCCCTCAAATTAGAACAGACTTTGATGCTTCCGTAATCTTCAATTCTGTCTACGTCAGCGTGGTATAATAAAACCATGGCATTTCCAGCAACCTATGACTTTAACTACTATAAGGGTGACACCTTTGAGTTTCGTATCTACCCGAAAAAGAACGATGGAACGGTTTTTGACCTAAGCACTTTCTATATTCCAACAAACTATGCCAACACTCCAGATGATGTAACAGATACTGTTGCTCCCTATGATAGTGCTCAGTTTACTATTGCAAATGTTCGTGGTTCAGCAGGAGTCCCAATTAAATGTTTTGCTAGAGTATCAGATGACAATACTTTTGTCCAGTGTGCAATTAGACCTGCAGAGGGAAATCAATTAGTTGCTGGAACAGAATATGTGTATGACGTTGAAGTTAAAAAGCCATCAGGATTGTCTGGCACTGGAAGTTATGAAGTTGTCCAGACATTACTAACTGGCAAAATAACAATTACAGATCAGGTTACAGGCGCAACGTCTGCAACATCAGGTGCTTAATGGCAGACATCCTTTTATCAAATGACGACCTAACAGTCTTTGGTGGACCAGAAACAATTAGTCTTGATTTAGATATAGGACCACAGGGTGATCGTGGAAGTATTATCGTGGGATCAAATGGAAATCCACAAGATGCTAATGTAAATGCTGCAATAGTTCAAAGCCTTCAGGCATTAGATGTTGCAATTGATTACAATCCAGCCTCTACAACATACAAGACAGTTTTTCAAAGAGTAGCAACAGCAACGGGAACACAATGGACTCAAATGTTCAACCTAAAGACAGACTACTATTCTTCAATTAAAGATGCTACTGCTGTTAATGGAACACTAGCCATAACACCAATAAATGTTGCAGATATTTACGGATCATCTGGAGTAACAGCAGCAACATCAGATGCATTCAATATTCAGTACTCAATATCATCTTCAGACGCTGCTGGTCCTTTAGCAACAACTCTTTTAGTAAAGCCACTTATAACTAGTCAAGGCTTTTTGGCACTACCACTTGAAATAAAGGGTGTAGAATATATTGATGACGCTTGGCAGCCTATGGCTGGTCCAAAGCGTGTTCATTTATTTATTACAGTGGTATAATGACAAGAGGTGATTTATAGTGGCAGCAGAAAATATTGACAAAACCGTTACAGGTACTGGGCCGTTCAACACCAAAATTCCTGGACTCGGAGATCCAGCCGATATTCAAGCAGCATTAAGACTTTACCACTATGGATCAGAGACTTATGATGCAGCAGCAACAGTTCCAGGTCCTCTTCCAATCCCCTCAATTGCAAACCACCTTAAAACCCTTGTAGATGCAGACACTGCAGAAGCAGCAGCCCGTGTTACTCATCAAAACAAGACAACAAATGTCCACGGGATCGCAGATACATCAGATTTAGTAACACAATCAGACTTGAGTGATGCAATAAACAATACAACAGGTGAGTATCCAGAACTTGCTGGAAGTGGTATTGAATGGAACGCTATTGATGAGCAATTTGACCTTGATCCATCTCTATTAAATAATAATACTGTAGTAGTTAAGACATCTGGATTTACTTTAAATGCCCTGGATGTTAATAAAACAATTTTACTACAAGCATCATCTCCAATGAATTTAAGTATCCCGCTAAATTCTGCTGTTAGCATACCTGTTGGATATAAGTATAATTTAGTTGAAATTGGTTCAGCAAGAACAACTTTTGTTCCAGCATCTGGAGTAACAGTAGGTAGCAAAAACTCACAATTATTTTTAGATGGACAATATAGCAGAGGAACTCTTGTAAAGACTGCAACAGATTCTTGGATTTTGTATGGAGATGTTTATGAAGGCGTTGCAATAACTCCTACCCCTGTAGCACCTACCCCTGTAGCACCTACCCCTGTAGCACCTACCCCTGTAGCACCTACCCCTACGCCTACACCAACTCCAGTTCCCGTACCAGTTCCTGTCCCTGTACCTACTCCTGTACCTACTCCTGTACCAACACCAGTACCTACACCAGTACCTACTCCAACACCTACTCCTACCCCAGTTCCAGTACCAGTTCCAGTACCAGTTCCAGTACCAGTTCCAGTACCTACAGCCCCTAGTGGTTTTGCCTATTGGTTTACAGGATGTTGTCCAACAACTGGACTTCAAGTAACTGGAACAAGCAATAACTCATTTACAGAAGCGCTTAATTCTATGAATTCTCAATGCTCTGGTGGATCAATTACAAATACTCAAAACGGAAATTATGGAACTATCCCAACATTAAGTTGTCCTGCTGTTCCTACTCCAACACCAACACCAGTTCCTGTAGCACCTACAAATCAATGGTATTGCTCTACAAGAGAAAATGATGGAACTACCGCTAACTACACAAGTAGCACCAACGATACTGGTTGCTATAGTGGCGTTGCTGCAACAACATGTGTTTATGGTCCAGCAGGAACATCCTATCCAGCATTCCCTGCATTCCCATGCACACCAACACCAACACCAACACCAACACCAGTCCCAGTTCCAGTTGCTCCAACACTTATAACATATTACGGATGCTGTTCTAGTGGAGATGGAGCAATAGGACAATATGCTAACTCTAGTGCTGCAGCAACAGGACTACAGCAATACTGTGCTCTAGAAGCAGGAAGCAATCTCGTAGGAGGAGTTTATACAACACCACAAAGTTGTAATTCCCCTACCCCTGTTGCACCTACACCAGTTCCAACACCAACACCAACACCAGTTCCTGTAGCACCTACACCAGTACCTGTACCAGTCAACATATGTGCTGGAGACATGTCTATGCTTAATGCAAGTCAGTGTACTGCTTGTGGATATTACTACTCAACACTTTATGGAGAGTGTTTACCATCTAATCCAAATACACCTACACCAGTAGCACCTACTCCAACTCCTGTTCCTGTACCAGTACCAGTTCCTGTAGCACCTACACCAGTTCCCGTAGCCCCTACACCTGTAGCACCCGTACCAGTTCCTGTAGCACCTACACCAGTTTATGTAGCACCTACACCAGTTCCTGTAGCACCATGTGCAGAATTCTACTGTGCAGCATACGGAGAATATATTTGTGTAGGATCTTACTGCCCAAGTGGTACTCCTACTCCTGTAGCACCTACACCAGTTTATGTAGCACCTACTCCTGTAGCACCTACACCAGTTTATGTAGCACCTACTCCTGTAGCACCTACACCAGTTTATGTAGCACCTACTCCTGTAGCACCTACACCAGTTGCGCCAGTAGCATGTAATTGTACAAGAAATTATTGCTGGGAGACTTGCCCAACCTGTTGCCCAAATTGCGGATGTTAGTCTGTAGTGTATAATAGAATAAAACAACTATAGAAGGAGATATAAATGTCAGAAGAACTAACTCCTTGGCAAAAATATAAACAAAATCTTGGAGATACAAGGCCTTGGGATTTAATAAATCCTGCAGCAGAATGGGCAAATGAAGAAGTAGCAAAAGAAAGATATTCTATTTGTAAAGCATGTCCAGAACTAATTAAATTAACAAAACAATGTAAAAAATGTGGATGCTTTATGGTTGCAAAAACAAAACTACAAGGGGCAGTATGTCCTTTAGGTAAGTGGTAGTATGAAATCTCCATATTTATTAAAAACAGTTTTGCCACCAGCAGAGCATAGAGAATTACAAAATTTGGCAATGAATTTATGGGCAACAGACAAAAGTAGTTTTGATGAAGGATTTGGAAGACATCAGTGGGCCATTTGGGACGGGACACATAAAGAAAATGTAGAACCACTTAGAAAATTTCACGAGATGCTATTACCATTAGCAAAAGAAGAATTTGAATCAGAAACTCTTTTACCATCTTGGGCTCTTATAAGTGTTTATGAAACTGATAAAGCAAGGTTGTGGAAACATAAAGACGATAATGCCTGCACATATCACATAAATTATACTATTTTTCACAAGACCCCTTGGGATTTTTATGTTGAAGGTATAAAGTTTCAACCAGAAGAAAATGATGCAATAATATCTTACGGAAATGATCAAGAGCACTGGAGAGAAGAATTCCCTAATCCAGAAACAAACCTTGTTGCAAATGCTTTCTTTTTTTATGTAGAACCAGATCATTGGTTTTTTACAGAGGGGCCACAATATTTGTATACTGGAATTCGTGCTAAAAAAGATGAGACTGCTCCGAGTATGTAAGAATGGAAAATATTTTTTATCAACTTTATCAGCCTTGCGGATTGTTTAATCAGGTAACAAGTTTAGAGGTCGCAGTTGGTTTAGCAAGTAGATATAAAAAACAATTACTAATCCATAATATCAGCAATCCTGCAAACGGAGATTATGGTGGAGCAAGGGTTCCAATTTACTCTGCAAATTATAGATATAATGAAAGAAGTCATTTAATTGATTCTAACATATTCCCAAATATTTCAGATCTGATGGATTGGGAAAATAAAGATTGTAATATTTTAATAAATGATATTGTAGATAGTTTTACTAATGAAGATTTAAGAATAGAAAATTTAATGATGTATTATTCTAGTCCTTCAGATGGCTACAAGGATACGGAAGAAAATTTTTCTGAAGGAAGAGAAAGGCTATTGCTAAACAATTACAACAATGTATATTTAAAAAAGACATTAGGATATTACAGTAGATTTTTTTTAGATCGTGAATCATCTTTAGATAAAAGTTTATCATCTGTAAGATTTAAACCAGAATATTATCAATTAGCAGAAAAGATAGCCATATCTATTGGACTCTTTAATGGCACACACTTTAGGCTTACAGATCATAAAGGCATGTTTGATCCAGACAATAACATTTTAGATTCTGGAATTAGCCAAATAGATAATGGCTTGCCCATAGTTATGTGCACAGATCAGCCAAACAGCGAATTAATAAAGAACTCTTCTTATAACTATTTGTTATTAGATGACTACATCTTAAACAATTTTTATAAAGAATTCAGAGAATTTAAATTTAAAGAAGAGGTTTCTTTTGGCATATTAAACAATCTTGTGATGCACTATAGCCAAGACTTTATTGGAAGCCCAGGAAGCACATATACTGGATATATTCATAGAGGACTAAATCAAAAAAGAGATATACAATGGAGAATATTCGGGGAAGAAGAACATCTGCAGGATGGTCCATACTCCTGGAATGGTTATAATAATAAAGATACTTTTACAAAACAGTGGTGGAGAGAATGGAAGGAATCAAAAATATGAAAAGAGCACTAGTTCTAGGAGCAGGTGGTTTTATAGGAAGCCACATGGTGAGGCGATTAAAGTCAGAGGGCTATTGGGTTAGAGGTGCTGATCTAAAGTATCCAGACTTTTCTATCTCATTTGCTGATCACTTTGTAATTGCAGATTTATCTGTATATGAAAATGTTGAAAATATTATAGACCCTATGGGTATAGAAGCCTTTGATGAGATCTATCAATTTGCAGCAGATATGGGTGGTGCTGGATATATCTTTACAGGAGAACACGACTCTCAGATCATGGAAAATTCTGCGTTAATAAACCTTAATTTGCTTAGGGCTCAATCAAGACTTAATGCAAAATATGATATTAATAAAACCAAGATATTCTATTCAAGTTCTGCCTGTATGTATCCCGACTACAAGCAGTTAGATGTTAATAATCCTGGACTTAAGGAGTCTGATGCATACCCTGCAGATCCTGACAGTGAGTACGGCTGGGAAAAATTGTTTAGTGAAAGAATGTTCTTAGCCTTTAATAAAAATAATAAAATCCCAGTAGCGATTGCCAGATACCATAATATTTATGGACCAGAAGGAACTTGGGATGGTGGAAAAGAAAAGGCTCCTGCAGCAATGTGTCGAAAAGTTATACAGTCAGATGGCTTTATAGAAATTTGGGGGGATGGAGAACAAACCCGTTCATTCCTATATATAGATGAATGCATAGAAGCAACAAGAAGACTTATGGAATCAGATTTTACTGGACCTGTTAATATTGGGTCTGAGGAAATGGTTACTATTAACCAGTTGGTAGACATTGCTTGCAGTATTGAGGGCAAGGTTTTGAGCAAAATGCACATCCCTGGACCTTTAGGAGTTAGAGGCAGAAATTCTAATAACGACTTGGTCAGAGAAAAGTTAGGATGGGATTATTCCATGTCCCTTAAAGATGGAATTGAAAAAACTTATAACTGGATCCTTCAGGAAACAAAAAAGAACCCCTCCTAAGAGGGGTCCTAATTTGATATATTACTTAGGAAATTTAGCCATCCAGTATTTGGTTCTTGGAGTGATGCCCTTCCATGAGGACCAATCGTCTCCACCGTTTGTCATATAGTATGCGATTTCTGCATTCTTGACGGGATTAAATAACTCAGCATTTGATTCAAGATCAAACTTAGTTCTACGATCAGGACCAAGAGTATCAATCATATTAATTTGGAACATACCATAAGACGAGTCGCCAGTCTTGTGATTGCCATTAAAGGCCAATGGTCGTCCATTAGATTCTTTCTTTGCTACTGCCCAAGCCACAACAAGGTCTTTACCCTTGAAGCCTACTAGCGAAAGCAGTTCTTTTAGTTCTATGTCTGTTAGAGAAGTCTTATTTTCAAAACTCTCCAACATTTTTGCTTTAGAAACCAAAAAAACCTCTTTCGAGGCGGTTTCCGATGTCTGAGCCTGTTCTATGCTCAAGTTGTTTTTAGTATCAAGATCTGAAATAGCATTAGCAGAGTTTGACAAAACCGTTACTAGTGCTACGATACTGAGTGTGCTAATGATCTCTTTGTTTCTTTCGATAAATTTAATCATAGTTTCCTCCTTAGAAAACAATAACACCTTGGTAGGTGTTACTACCAAGTATATCATGAGATTTTTCAAAAAGCAACTTTAGAGGGTGGTATAATAAAGATTATGGCTACAGGCGTATCATCTAATTATCCTACTATGAAGTATCCACTTGCTTCTGATCCCGTGAACGTACACGGAGATATAAAAGTGCTGGTAGATGCCTTAAATAATATTCTACCTCCACTAGGATATGGAGCAGCATACATTGATGTTAGAAATACCACAAGCACAGCAATTTCTCAGGGTACCCCAGTTTTTATTAGCGGAAGTGTTTCTGGAAAATCATTAATTCAAAAATATAATCCATCAAGTGTATCTCATAATCCAGATGTTCCAATTCTTGGTTTGGTAAAAAATGATATTGCAACAAACACCAATGGTCTTGTTATTGTATCTGGAGTTATTCAAATGAACACAACAAATTTGGGTCCTGCTGGAACAAAAATTTATGTAGACAATAATGGAACTCTTGTTGCAGGTCGTCCATCTACTGGACCAGCAAGATATATAGCAGTCGTTGCAATTCAAGCAACTCTTGCACTTGGCGGAATGTTAATCGTTCAGACAAAAGGCAATGGTACTTGGGGAGCACTCAAAGACGGATTGTCGTGATATAATAACATTATGGCTACCTTTAGAAATCAACCTACAGACTCTTATGCCCTTGGTGCAGCACCACCAGAAATCCGTTGGACAGTTGTCCGTGGAGATTCAGCAGCCTTTCGTGTTTATGTAACTAACGATGCAAGAGAGCCACTTCTTCTTGAAGACTGGCAAGTTAAAATGGACATTCGTCGTAATGCAACTCTTGTTCTTTCTTTGTCCCCTCAGCCAATTGAGTTTCAAGATACAGAGGGAAGTTTTACTGTAAACCTTACATCCTCACAATCTGAACTTCTTCAGACAGGAGACATCTTCGATATTCAACTCACAGAACTTTTATCAGAAGGCAGAGTTTGGACGGTAGCCAAAGGGTCAATGGTTATTATTGAAGACGTAACACAGTAATGCCAACACACCAATTAGCACATGCACAAGTACAGGAACTTGATTTAAGAAGAGTTCGAATAGATCACATACAACCAAAGGCAAGAGTTCAAGAGGTTTTACCATTCAGAGTGCAGTTTATTAACGTTAGCGTCTTTGGATATTCAAAAACAAACCCTGCTCCAATCCCACTTCAGGTTATTGGCTACAGCAACTATATCCTTTAATAGTCCTATTAAACAGGTGATATAATATCGATATGGCGAAAATATCAGTTTCAAACGTAAAGGCCCTGTTTCAAACAGGTGATAGACCAACTCAAGAAAACTATGTAGATCTAATTGATACCGCAACTGCTCAAGCAACAGATTTGGGTTCAGCAGGTAACAATGAGGGTACAGTATATTCTGTAGAAAACGTAACTGTCATTGATAACTTTGATGCCACAGTTTGGCGAATGGTCAAGTATATTATTTCAATAGCAAAGACCACTGCAGGGGACAATAAGTTCTATGCAACTGAATTAACAATTCTTGTTGACGGTACAAATGTAAACGTCAGCGAGTACGGCACTATCGACAATGATGGGAATATTGGCACCATTAATGTCTCTCGCACTGGAAATACCGTGGCTATATCAGTCACTCCAGATCCTGCGATCAAGCCAGTCACAGTTCGTTACGCACGAATTGGACTTAAGG